CTATTGACTTCATACTGTCTGATGCAACATCTTTTTTATCAGAAGAAACACCCATCATAACACTATCATAGTCCCTAAACCAATCGGTAAAGTTATAGTTTAAAACTTTATCTCGAAGGTCTGGTCGTAATTCTTTTACAGTATCGACTATTTCATCCCGTTCTTTTCCCTTAACAAAATCTACGGGAGTTAATGCTTTATCTATTTTTTCTTCCGATTTCTTTGTATCATCAGTATTTTTTCCAGTATCTTTTTCCTGATTCTTATCTTTTGAAGCAGGTTCGTCTGGTTTTCTATGGATTGTTGAGTCATAACTTTTTTTATTGATATAATATTGTTCCCCACTCTTCTTGTTTACAACAAGGATTTTATCGGGATTTTCTGTATCATCTTGTTCAAGGAGTATGTTTTTTAACTTAATCATTGTATTAGTTATGTCTGTTCCCTATCTAATTTACGCTGACGTTTCTTTGCAGCATTCTTTTTATCACTTCTTCTTTTTGATGGTTTGATGTATTCTGTCTTTTGTTTATACAATTCTAGAATACCACTTTCCTTAACTTTTCTCTTGAATATCTTCAACATCAAATCGATATTCATCCCGTTACCCTTAACTTTAACATGAGCAGTTTTGGGCGTTGTACTGTAAACTTGATTGTTCATAACCTATTCCTTGTATTATTTTATTTTGTAGTATCTACCGAGTGTTTGACCCAACTCTTCATAAAGAGCTTCTAATCTTTGTTGCAGTTGTGTCATTTCTGTTGCTGTTTTCTCAAATAGTTTAGCAGATTCTTGCATTTTCTTTGAGTGACGTGTAAGAGTTACCTTATCAAACCAATCACCAGATTCATCAACTATATTCTTTGATGCAAATTCAACCAATTTTTTGATGTGCTTGATTGTTTGTTCTAAATTTGACTGACGGTATACAGATTTTCCATATTCGTTAAATCTAGATATTGCTTCCATATATTGTTGTTTTTCTTCTGCGGTCATTTTTGGCTCTTCTTTTTCGTTATCTTGGTCTACGTTTTCACTTAAAACATTAGACACAACAGAATTTACTATCTTCTTAAATTCCTTAACAGGAATTCTCATCTTTGCTTCTGATTTTGCTTTCTTTGGAAGACCCTTATGTGGAGTGCTTGCATATTTTTCAAGTTCCTTTTCGGACATTGATGATGCAACTTGTTTTATATTCTTACTTACTTTTGAAGCAGGAATTTCCCCACGTTTGTAGGCAAGAACAAGTCCCATAAATTTCTGTTGTTTTTGTGATATTGCTGGCATTATTTATCTCCATCAAATAGACAGTCACAGTAATTACCGATTTCACAGATAATGTTTGTGATGTTTTCGTTTATTCTTTTAATTTTTGGGTCAATTTTTGCGATTGTTTTTAAGTCAACACTTTCTTTGATTAAACCTTCACCAACTACTTCACCACCACCAGCTGGGTACATAAATGCTCCATGTGTGGATGGATTAGATACAAAGTCCCAACCAATCAGTTCAAAATCATCTTGAACTTCTACCGTATTTTCGTTAATTTCTTTTACAGAACCAAGACCTCTCGATGAGATACCGAGACGAATTCCAGCTCCAAGAAGATTCTTTAGAATATTACCAGATGGAGTTGGTAGAATTTCTACCTTACCAATCAAATCATTACCTTGCCAATCACATTCAAGTACATTGTGTGATACATTACGAAGGTTTATAACTGATGAATCCGGATGGTCTAATTCACCAAGAGCACGATTTTCTTTTATTTGATTTGCCTTATATTTCTTCACTTCACGGATAAGAATCTCTTTAGGATAAACACGTCCGTTTTGATTTTTAGCTTCTGCTCGTTGAAGAACACCTGAAACAATAACCTTTCCATCATTTTTTGACATAGATTCGTTTAACTGACGAGGAGTTACTGAAAAAAGTATTGTATCTACAAGTAATTGTTTCATATTAGGCACCTAGCTCATTTATTTTTTTACCAATTCTATTTAGACGTTCGCCAATTTTAACAAGTCTATTATGTGATGACCTCCAAAGTGTTCTTTGGTCTACTGACATTTCTGTTTTTAGACGAAGGGCGTGACCCACTGCACGTTCTACACGGAGAAGTGATTGATTCAATTCTTTGATAGAAGTGTTTATCTTTTCACTCGTTGTTTTTGTTTTGTCACCCTTGTAATCCTTATAGGAAGCTTCGTGAAGTGATTTCATAGCTTGTCTATATGATGACTCGGAAACAGTATGTTTTTTCTTTTTAGTATCTGGTGCGACTGTATATCCAAGAACTTCTGCGGTTTCTTTATTTTTTTCTTTAAAGTCTTCTGGGTTTGCAGAGAATGCCTTCGGTGTATCATATCCGGCAACCGCACCAGTTACACTGGTTTCGTGCATCTCACCTTTAAACTTTTTATATGATTCGGACATTTTAATTTTTTTTATGAAAGATTCTACGTTCATGTCTATTACCTAATTAATTGGTTACGAATTAAAGCGTACACAGTTCCAGTATCGACTTTTACACTTGAAAGGGATAACTCAACAATTCCAATACTTCCAGTCAATGTTGATAGTGGTAAAGTTCCACCATTTGAAAGTGAGGCAGTACCGACCGTTCCAGCAGGGACTATAACTCCACCCACACCGAAATTAGAAGATGTAAAATTAGTTGTTCCTGTTGTACAAGTTATGGATTGAAGGAATTTACCAGGATGACCCTTTCTTTCAAATTCATTTCTGGCATCTGATCCATATCGGTTTGGTTGTATTTCATTTGCTGACATTTTTTACTCCATTATAAGTCATTAATCAAATCGTAGTATCTCATAAGAGCAGAGACATGATTTTCGTCAACTGTCTTTATTGTCTGATATGAATCAAGAAGTGAGATTACCTCGGTCAATTTGATTTTCATGGTTTTATCGGCAACTTTCTTAACCTTCTGTTCAAGTATACTCTTGATTTTTTTAGATTCAGTCTGTAAGAATAACTTTAAGTTATTTGTATTACTTACATTACTGATATATTCACGAAGAACTGCCTTTTGTTCTTTGGATAATTCGCCGTATTTGCTGTTAAATTTTTCAACCATTATCTTATATGAAAGAAGACGAATTTCTTTTGGTTCTTTGTATATCGAGTTCATTTCTTCTATGACTGGCTTTTTAGAATCACCCATCATATTTTCTATTATCGTGAATTTTGAACGGGTAATTTCTGAAGGATTATCTAATTCGGTATATTCAAAAATCTTGTAGATGGATGCCATCAATTTATAGTTTTGAACTTTAGTCTGGAAGAATGAGTTTATATCGAAGTTCTCATTTATGGTTTTTATAAGTTGATATTTTTCTTCCTTTAACTTTGATTTGTTTATCTTCTTTCTAGCTTTAAGGACTGCTTCTACGAGCATACTTGACTTTGTTTCAGAAGATAATCTTTCTTCGGATAACGTCTTATAAAGACCATATTCTTTGAACAACTCAGTATTCTTATTAAAGAAAGTTTTTAATATGTTGGTAGCTACCGATTCTCTACCAGCAATAATTTCAGATGTTATTTGTCTCGCTAAAAGTTCAAATAACATCCCTGTATTTTTGTATTTTGAGTGTTTAATTTTCTTCATTTAAGTTACCTGTTTGTTATCCTTCATATAATAAATATGACTATAAATTAGATTTCATCCAATAAATTATTCTCATCAAGAATACCACCACTCGTATCTACTTCATTAGATGATGGTTTTAAACTTTCAGATATAACAGATTTCGTTTTGATTTTAACCCCGCTCATATTTTTAAGAACGTCTGTTATTTCACGAGTTAATTTTGACTCATTGGATAACGGCGAGTTCCCCCTATAATTATGTCCTGAACTTAAATTAACATCAAGTGCGCTACCAACACTTTTTCTTCCAATTGGGTCTCTACCAAAAGGACTATCATCTGTATTATAAGAGAGATTCTTTGCCGGTCTTCCAGCACCGGACCATCCACCTTCAGGAACTTCTACGTCATTTATTTGTTGTTGACGTTTACCACCGTGGAGATTCATCATTGCCAAATCATGAGGTGTTCCGTATGATTCTTTTGTTATCTTAGGGTCATTACCTTCATTTTCAATTTGTTTTTGACGGAATTGCAACTTAATGTCTTCAATTATCTCATTCTTTTCAAAGTCTGCTTGGTCTTGACTCATATTGAAAATGTTAGAATAAATGTAATTCAAAGACATCAATCTCTTTTCCATCAATGAACCAGCCAAATCTACTTTTTCTTTCATGAGTGCAATCTTCTCTTGTTCATAGATGATAGAAGGACCAGTTAAAGAAAGTTCAAAATCAACAAGTTCTGCGTTCTCATATCCTTGTGAGTAAAGGTGAACAATTGCAATCTTGGTCAATTCAGAAATAACAATACGTTGTATTCTTTCGATTGTTCTTGCGAATCGAATGTCAAGTGCAGCAAGTGTTGCCTTTCCTTCAAGTGATTCATCATATCCAAGATATGCCTTTGGAATTTTAAGAGCAGCAAATATCTTACTCTTTAGATACTCAACGTCTTCGATTGCTTGATATTGAAGACCCGGTAAGGTTTCAATTGCAGTTCCAGCTTGACCACCACGAACAGGAAGATAAAAATCTTCCAAGATGTTTTGCATATTATAACGAAGATTGTAATCACCAGTTTGTTCGTTTACAACAGGTGTTTTCTTCATTTGATTCATGATGTTTTGCATATACTGGTCAACTTCCGCAGGTGGAATGTTACCAATATCAATCTTGAAAATTCTTTTTTCAGGTGCTCTCATGATTCGGTGAATCAACATGGCATCTTCCATAAGAACCAACTGCTTGTAAAGTTTACGAGCACCTTCCAACATCGACTTACCATAAGGTAGGAAGTTGGTATCACCTAAAAGACGGAAGTGAGCAACTTCATAGTTTTGAAACTCACCTTTACCAAGTGGACCTTCGTAGATAAACTTCGTCATATAGATATGTTCAGGGTCAGTTCCTTCATCACGTTGCATTTCATATGGTGAAAGTGGAACAACGTTTGTTACACCGAGACCATCTTTTACGTCGAGATACAAGTAATTGTCTCCGTATTTACAAAGATTACGAATCCACGGCCAAAGATTATACTCTACGTTAAGAATATCATAAAAAAGATTATGAAGAATCTTTCTAATTGAATCATTATCGGAACGTATTGTTAAAACATCACCAATGTCATTTTTTAATGTAGACTCATCTGCATAAATGTCAAGTGCTGAACAAATAATGGCATCCGTGTCCATTGCTTCGTAATCTGTATAAAGGTCAATCTTTGTTGCAGAGAACGAGTTGTACTGATTGTAAACAGAGATAGGAGTTCCACGAGTTCCGTGTAATCTTCCATAACGGTCAATAACTTTTGATGTGTGTGGGTTTCCGTCTGCTTGATAACGAGCAGAAAAGTGTTTTTAATCTATCAAACAATGATTTTTTTTCAGCCATTTTACACCTATTTTCTGTTTATAGTATTCCATACATATAAGTATGTGTTTTTTATAGTAACCAAGTTAAATCTTCACTATTGTTACCAATTTTCTGTTCCCATCCAGCATCCATTTTTGTATTTCTCATATTTGCAGTATTGAATATACTTGTTGATTTCTGCATATATTCTAATGCCAATTTTGTTTTCATCATACCTTCTTGACGTAGTTTAAGTGCAGTATCACGAACCCACAATCCCATAGCAAATGACATAACCAAGTCATCGTTATATCCTGTTTGAGCTTCGGCTCTACCACCTGACCAAACAAATACGAACATCTCTTCTGCTAAACGATTTGATTTTATAACAGGTGAACGTTCTCTGAAATACATCTCATACTTTGATACAAC